AATTTAAGGCTGATTCAGAAGAAAAATGGTTCTCAGAAAAAGTTAAATTGGTTACAAAGGAAGTCAAAGAATTTATGGCTCCAGAAGAACTTGAAGCTTGGCTCGAGAAATCAAAAAGCTTTTCTTTTGAAACATTTGACAACTGGGAGAAAGAAATTAAATCTCACTTGTTTAGTGTTATGAAGGAAAAGAATAAGGGAAAGAGCGAAGACACTACTATTCACATTCCTTTCCCTCATACTAGTAGTGTTTTGTCTGACAAAAAATATATTTGGTAAATGGAGGATTTTGAAATATGGCTCATAACATTTTAATTCAGAGAGTTGTTGGTGCTAAGAACGTGTCCGTGTGGAATCGTTCGGCTGTACATGCAACTGAAGCGTTCGATAATGGAAACGTTCTTTCCCTCGGCGCTCTTTCTACTACAGATGGCGAAGGTGAAGTTTTCCAAGCCGCTGTACCTGCAACTGCCACTCTGGCTGCGTTGTGGATGGTGTATACCCCAGAAATCGTTGTGACGGTTGATGGAACAAAGAAATTCAAAGGCATCAACGTTGACCCGCAAGACTTCGAAGTTCCTGCCTTAACCGTGATGGATGTTTATAAACCTCAGCTTGGTGACATCATCACTATGACAGCCGATGGGCTTGCTGGAACAAAGAGCACAAACACGTTTGTTGTTGCTACTGATGCGTCCAAGAAATTGACTTGGGCTTCAGCTGCAATTTCCGGTTTGTCCTATAAACTTTTGAGCACAGAGTACATTTCGTTATCTAATGGAAGCATTGGAACTCAGCGCGTAGTTGCATATCGCTTCGAATGTGCCGCTGTTGCCTAAGATAATTATAACTATAAACTGGAGGATATATTAAATATGTACAGAATTCCGAATAACGTTTTAAAATTTGCTGGTAATAACACCAGCCTTTATATCAAGTTTGCTGACTACTGGAACCAGTATCAGTCAATGAACGGAAATAAGAAAGCCGGTTCTTTTCAAACAACAAGACTGGTAGATGGAAAAGAAGTTTCCATTTCCTTTGCTGAAAAAGAAAAAGAAATGAATGATGCTTTGCGCGATGAAGTTCTTCGCTTCGCTGGCATCCAGAGCCTTTCTGAATTTCCTCTTGAAACTTGGAGCAACCATCCTTCGCTGAAGTGGGCGGCATTTGCCGTTGTGTCAGCTCTTATTGACATGGTGCTTCCTGATGCTCTTATTCAGTCAACAAGTCTTTATGCTGATGTTCGCTCAATTGGTTGGGGAGATTCAGCTGCGTTCGAAGTGAAACCTCGTGACTTGTTCATGGTTTCAAAGCATGGTCGTAATCAAAGACAGGCTCAGGCTCAAAAGCAATTCAATAACACGGTTACTCTTATTCCTGAAATGAGAGAAATGACCGTTGAAGTTTCCTTGTACAAAGTTCTCGCTGGAAAAGAATCACTTGCTGATTTCACCGCCAAAGCTGTAAAGTCCTTGGAAGTTGAAATGGCTCGTGATGTGTACACCACATTCAATACTGCCATGGGCGCTCTTGATAATGCTGGTGATGATTTGCTGAGAATTGCCGGATACACTCAGGCTAACTTGGTTTCTCTTGGTCAAAAGGTTACGGCTTGGAATGGTGGCGCAAAAGCCATGATTGTCGGAACCCAGTTGGCTTTAGGTAATGTTCTTCCTGCTACTGCGAATATTCGCTACACGGAAGATAGCTCGTTGATAACCCTTGGTTACTTACAAAATTTCCAAGGTTTTGATGTGATGATGTTACCTCAAGTTGCTGATTACAGAACTCCTTTCAAAACCTTGTTAGACGACACGAAGATTTATGTTGTGTCTCCTTCCGCGAACAAATTGGTAAAGGTTGTTCTTGAAGGTTCTACTCTCGCCAATGTGGATGGTACTTACGCTAATGCAAACCTTCAACAAAGCGCGACTCTCTGGAAATCTTGGGTTTCTGGTATTGCTACAAATAATATCGCGGGCGTTATTACCCTTTAATAACACAATAGATTATAGAGTCTTGTGATAATCACAAGACTCTATAATGAAGAATAATTTAACTAGAGGAGAAAATGGTTAGAAAACAAAACACAACAGGGCGCACAGCAAGAAACGAAATCTTTGCTGATGAATATATTTCGGTAATGAATATATGCCCGATGCAATTATCACTTACTACTGAACCTTATGGTCAAGGTCGAGCTTATAACTTTACCAAATTTGGAGATGTCAGAAATATATCTTATCAAGATTTGGTTAGAGTTATGGACAACCACCAGAGATTTTTGGAGGAAGGATTCTTTTATATCTTAGATGAACGTGTTATAAACAAACATGGATTAGTTGAAGTATACAAGAACCTATTAACAAAAGAAAAATTAGATAAAATATTCGAACTTGCTGAAGGAGCCCTAGAAGTATATAAATCAGCAAATGCTCAACAAAGAGAATTTATTCACAGGGTTCTTATTGCAAAAGTTCGAGATGGAAAAGAAGTTGATTTAAATATGATTTCAAAGATGGAAAAATTATCTGGAGAAAAGATTATTGAGAAAGCCCGAGATGCTAAGGAAATAATGAATCCAGAAGAAGAATAGGAGGTATAAATGGCTAATACCTCGTATACTGATATCAACGATTTGTTCATGCAACAAATATCAGATTACAGACTTATAGAGCTCTACAATGGGGGAACCGGAGCTCTAGCATTGACGACATATCTTCTTGGTTTTATGATTCTGGCTATCCCAGAATTCTCAATATGTAACCAAGATTTGGAAAATAGAGATGATATTCTTTTTACTTTCAATTTCGAAATGACATTAGAAAATCAAAAGATATTGTCTAAACTGATGGTCAAAGAATGGCTTGGAAAAGAACTAAAAGACATTCTTCAAATGAGATGGAACATAACAGACCATGACTTTAAACATTATAGTGAAGCTCAAAATACTAAAAGTAAACAGGATGTCTTATCTGAATTAAGAGAAGAGTGTTCTCAAGCGCTGGTTGATTATGGGTTAAAATATAATGACTGGGATGACTGGCTTCTCGGAAAGTTTATGTAGGAGAAACACATTATGCCACCTTATACTTTTTTAAATGCAGGTCTACCAATTCAAAAACAACCCAAAGATGCGTTAACATCAGATTTTCAAACAGCGTTAGATTTAGATTTTAAAACAGCATCGGACTGGTTTACAATACAAAGAGAAACAAGTCACGGCTCTGGTTTATATTCAAATATAGACGTAAGAGTAAACAGACTTTTTGATGGTAAAACAACGGTTTCTGTTGGCGACGATTATAAAAGAATATTATTTAAAAACTCCTCGTACAATCCTCAACTGGGTTCGTTGTTTTTCTTTGATAACAACTATTGGATTGTTATAAATTTGGAAGCAATAAAAAGTTTGGGAACGACTTGTGTGGTTAGAAGATGTAATAATACACTGAGATGGAGAGATGATAACACAGGGAGAACATACTCTGAACCGTGTATCATAGATTATCTAATTAAAGAATCAAGAGATTATAGTACAGGTGGTTCTGCTCTTGTTCAACCTTCAGGGTTTGTTGAAGTTATTATTCAATACAATTCAAGAACAAACCTAATCAGACCAAGTAAGAGATTCTTATTTGGAAACCCAAATAATTGGATTGGTTATAAATTGATGGGCGGCGGTTTACATAATTTTGACAATAGGTACACAAACAATAATACGAGCGGCGGACTTATAAGATTGTCCATGTTATCCAATCAAACAAATGAGACAACGGATGATTTAGTAAATGGCATAGCCGACGTTGGGGAATATATATATTCTTTATCTCTCAATGAAAATACACTTAGTTTAAATATATCAGATAACTTCAAACTAATTCCGACTCTCGAAATAAATAATATAGCTGAAACCGGAGAAACTTACACATGGACTTCTAGTGATATCACTAAAGCTACCGTGAACAGCTCTGGGATTGTTACAGGCGTGGCTGTAGGAGCTTGTACAATAACATGCTCTCTAACCAATAATTCATCTGTTTCAGATAGTTGCGTATTTACAATTGTAAATACTCCCACATCAAACTATTCAATAGTTATGACTCCAAACACGGACTTTATATATGAGGGAAGTGAACAAATATTCACAACAAACTTATATCTAAATAATGTTTTACAACCAGATACATTCACCTATACACTTAATCAAAACGGAGTTTCAATAAACAACTTCAGATATAATGTGTTGAGTGGTAATACTTTCTGGATTAAAAATTTAAAAAGAGATTTTGACAACGAACTTATAGTTACCGCCACAACGGGTTCTCACTCCATGGCTATACCTATCAAGTTGATTGGAGCTTGGTAAAATGGTTCTTAGACAATTTGATACTACGGCATATTCAAAACTTACTGGCTTTAGATATTTTTCATACAATTGTATAAATTATCTATTAGAAACAAATGAAGTTGTATGGAAGCTAATGTACTATAATGAGTCTGATGCAATGTCTAAACCAAACCTAACAAAAGACCAAAAGAGGTCTATGATATATAAAGGTGAAACCGACGAGACATTATTCAACGTCTTTGCTTCTGAAAAACAAACAAACGCCTGGTTAAGAGAAACATGCATCTTAAGAATATTTCCTCATTCTGTTGTTCCAGATAATAGAACGGTAAATACTACGGCTATGGTTTTTGATGTGTACACTCACTACAGAGTTGACACCCTTATAGATGGGACAACAAGAACGGACACTATTATAGAGGAACTTATGAACCTTTTTAATGGTGCAAATATTGGTGGTTTGGGAATGTTGTCTTTCAATTCCGCATCTCTGAGAAATTCAAAAGTGTATGATGCTGGTCAAATACCTTATGGGGGAAAAAGACTCATAATGGGAACAAAACAAAATTAGGAAACAATTATGAATAGTTTTGTTTTTGATGAACCTTATGTATATAAAACCATAAAAATATACCCAATAAGGCTTAGGGATTATTTTATATTTAATCATGTTGTGGAATGTCTTCTTATAGACAAGAACAGCATACCAGATGTAAAAATAATTTCAATGTCTTATTTTGATTTTCTTATTGACACATCTTCAGAATCAAATAGGAACATAGAAAAACTAGGTGTTTTGCTATACCTAGTTACCAAAGCAAAAGAAGATGAGATAAAATTATATAAAAACAAGGATAAAAATATCCTTACTATATCCGGTCTGGAAATAAACAGCAATGATTTTGAAGAAATAAAAAAAATTATCTTAGAACAGAACTTGATAGAGGAGCCGGATTATACAATACAAAAAGAAATTAGAGACAAAATAGAAGAAGGAAAGAGAATGAGAGGGAGGTCTTCAAAGATGGCAAGCTTAGAAGACCAAATGGTATCTCTTTCAATATCTACTGGGATTGAGTTAGAGTCGATATATGAGATGACGTATAGGAAGTTTATAAAGTCTATCTCCAGGTCAGATTTATTGTTGCATTATAAATTATATATGCAAGCTTCTATGTCTGGACTTGTCTCATTCAAAGACAATTCTTTTATAAAGCATTGGTTGTCAGACACAAGTGAAAAGTCTCTAGATGGACTTGTGGCTTTAGGTGATGTAACCAATAAAATGAATTTTGAAGATAAAAAGAAATAACGGAGGATAAAATATGAAGAAATTTTTAGTTTCTACTGCCGATGTCTATGGCTATGACGCAAGCCAAAACTTGGTTGTTTTCGGCAAAACACTTTTGGATTCTTCCATTGAAACAACTTTGGGAAATACGGATGTGAGAGCTGGTCGCGGTAATCAGTTGCAATATGTTTATTATCACACACCGGAAATGAACATTAATATTTCAGATGCTCAATGGAATTTAGATTTTATTGCAAAAAACGTGGGAAAAGATGTTGATACAGGCAGCAATATTTACACGGAAGAAACTGTAACCTTGGGAAGTGGTGGGGCTGGAACTATTTTAGGAACACCACTTGCCGTAAGCGGCAGTGTTGTTTATGGTTGGGTTACTCAGGAAAGCGGTGTCACAACTCGCGTGACTTTTACGGGTTCTAATTTTACATTGAGCGGTGGAGTTTCTGGAGAAGTGGTCTGTGTTAGATATTATGCTCTTGATTCAGCTGCTAGAAGCGTAACAATTCCCGCAAACTTTGTGCCTTCAATTTTGAGATTGGTTTTGGTTGCACAATTAGCTTCGAGTGAAGGTTCAACAAATATCATTGGCGAAGTTCAAATCGAGGTTGCTCGTGCAACTATGACTGGCGCGTTTACAATTTCTTTGACTCCTGATGGCGTGGCTTCCACTCCTTTAATGGCGCGTGCCTTGGCTGCCAACGATATTTGGTCAGGTTGTTCTTCAGAACCAACATATGCAAAAATCAATGAAATTATCTATAGCGCCAATTGGTATGATAATGTTATTGCTCTTGCTATTGAGGGTGGAGATTTTACTCTTGCGAGTGGCACAAAACAATTGGTTGTTAGAGCGGTTCCTCAAAGTGGAGCTTCTTTCATACCGCCAACTGCTGATTTGACATTCTCGAGTAGTGTAACCGCCGATGCTACTGTAAACTCAAGCGGTCTTGTCACGTATGTTTCAACAGGAGCCTCTTTGATTACAGCTTCAATTACTGCGAAGCCCACCATTGATGCGAGTGTGACGGCTACGTTGAGTTAATTTATTTTTTAGTGGTTGAATAATGATTATTCAACCACTAAAACAAATTATTTCAGGAAACAAAAATATGAAAATAACAAAGCTTTTAAAGGTAGTTCTTGTTGCTCCGGAATATATTGTCGTAGACAATGGCGGAGAAAACATGAGAGTATCAACAAACAAATCATATGCCATTGGTGACATATATGAATACGAAGTAGTAACACAAACACCAGCATATTCATATGAAGAAAGCACAACAACACTAGAAAAAATAGAAGAAAATAAAGAAACAACTTTTACACAAGAAGAAAGTACCATATCCCACTACGGACAAGAAGAGGGGTAGAAGTAGATGGAAGTTATATCAAAAAATATTAGCTTTATAATTTTACTACTTACATTTTCCGGAATATTACTAAC